TGGTGGAGAGAAGAAGCTCATACTCCATTAAACTCAACTATTGTCTCTTGGACAGGAGATGTTTCTCACATATGGAAAAAATTTAAAGAAGCTGACACGTGTTACCTGGAGATGTATAATAAAGGTAGTGATGAGTTTTATTATAAAGAAATAGAATACAAAAACTATGATAAAGTTTGTCCTTCTATTAAAAACTATATGTATGAAATTCCACCAAAAGAATTTAGTATCTGTACTCTAGGTCAAATGAACCACCTTTTAGAACCTGGTTGGAAAGGTTGGTGGTCAGATTTTATTCTACCTCACTATAAAGATTAAGAGCACTCTTTAATAATTCAATTCTAGTTTTACATTTTCTTAATGCTTTTTTACCTTCAAGATTTTTAGAATCTTTTATCTTATCTATTTCAAACAATCCAATCTTTAAAGCAAACATTTCATCTTCGGTTGCTTCTTCAGGATTAAAAATAAAATCAAGAACTCTATTAGGAGAAGTATCATCTGTTTGTACAAGACCCTCTCTTTTAGCAATAGCTAAAGCTACCTGTTCAAATTCTTTTTTTTGTTCTTCATTGTGACGATATGTACTCTCATGTATTTTTTCTATATTGGTAACTTTCATTAATGATATAAAGTATGGATGTTTTTCATCAAACTCAACGTGAGTAGATGTAAGACTTTCTTTATTTTCATTAGTTAATACTTCAATCCAATCTCTTTTACTACTAGTAAATCTAGCGTCAACGAAATATTTTAACATTTCATCACCAAATCCTACTTCTTTATGTTCTCTTTTCATTATTTCAATTGACATTTTTATTTTCCTTTATATAATTGTATAGGTCAGTTTTAACCGACCAGTTTAGTTTATTCAAAATTTTAGTATCTGCTGTATTATCTTCTCTTTCAAATTCATTACCTACCCTTTTTTCTTTGAAATCAATTCCAAAATACGTTATCATCTCCAGCAAATTATAAGATTTTCCTATACCTATATCTGTTACACCTGTAAATTCACTTTTCATTAAAGTGTCAATAGCAGATATTATATCATCTACATGTATAAAATCTCTTGTATGATTAGTATGTACAAATGGTACATCGTTTCTTAATATTCTTGGTATCAACATATGCTCCCTAGCGCCTGGTCCATATACAGTTGTAAATCTCATACCGATACTATTTTCTGGTGCAATTTGTTCCAAAGAATATTTACTCATAGCATAAGGGTTACGCCAAGGCTCTATGGCCGTTGAAGAACTTGCATATAATATTTTTGTATCTGGAAAATAATCAAATAGTCTTTGACCTGCAATTACATTTTCTTTCCAGTATTCTGTAGGTCTATCTAAACTATCTCTAACTCCTGAAAGGCCAGCCAAGTGTATGACTAAACCTACATCGTATTTAAGGTCACAATTTAATAAATCGTTACCTGATAATTTGTCTATTGGGATTACTTTGTGATCGTTGTTTTTTAAATGCTTATGAAGGTGTTTTCCTATAAATCCTTCACTGCCTGTTAATAATATATTCATAATAAATTCTCATTGTTTAAACGCCAGCGGCGTGTAGTGTTTTCAATAAACCACCAGCACTATTCTTAATTAATAAAGTTGATAGCGATTTCATTTGTGTTGAACCGACAGAGTCATCAGCCATCATACTCTCTGCAACAAGGTCAATTGATCCTGTTGATATTAATTCTCCAGCTGCACTTGGAAAAGTAATTGCTTGTCCATTTAAAGTACCACTAACTGTTAAATTAGTCATTGTTACGTTTGCTGGAAACGCAAGTGTGACTGTATCTGGACTTGAAACTGTAGCAGTAATCTGATTACTTGTACCTAGAAAAGATACAGTATTACCTGGAGCAATTAACTGAATAGTTGAGCTTGCGTCTCTAATATAGTGACCTTGTCCAGTACCTATTTGAGAAGATAACTCTATTACAGCACCAACAACAGACGTTGCTGATATTCCTGCTCCTGGTAATAGAGCTGCGTCACCAAAATCATTTAGAGCTAAATCGTTAAATTGCGTTCTAAATTTTTCTAGTGTATCCGTTCCTAGTATATTTTTTACTGCCATTGTTCTACTTTATCTTTAATCTTTTTTCTTTTTAAATAAGCCCATAACTTTAGAAGGTGCTTTTTTAACAACTTCTGGTACCTTTAGTTTAGGTAACGTAATTTTAGGCATTTTCATTTTCGCTTTTAATTTCTCTAGCATATTATCCTTTTCTATTATTTTCTAACTCTTTCTTAATCTCAAATAATTCTTTCTTTAATATATTTATCTCTTTACAAAGGCTTCTTATTGTATCACTATTAGTTTCTCTTGATTTTACTCTAACCATATATGAGTTGTATTCTGATCTATTAGTGTTAATAATAGCTTTAGTGTCTACATCTTTAATTAGACTTTCAAATCCTTCAACTCTTAATGTATTATAATTTGCCATATTTTTATACTGCCAATGCAATACCTCTTAAATCTTTCATTACAGGTGGGTATGATGAGTTAGTACCTTTCATAACAACTTTTAATTGGAATGTAGTGAACTCATTTAAACCATCTACACTATATTTGTATTCTCTAAACGTATCATCATCTTCAGCAGGTGTAACAGTTGTATCTTCTAAACCTGTATCATTAAATGCTGTCCAACTTATATCGTCAATATTTCTTGCTTCTTCCGAAGAAGATAATCTATAATAAACGAGGACACTAGAAGTTGCTCTAACGTTTGAAGTCATTCTAACATCTAAAGCAGTTGATAAGTTTTCTAAAACAATTGGTTTAGTAACATAAACTCCTGCTGTTGATGTACCACTAGCTTCCGTATCTGCTACATAATTTGGTGTGTTAAAGCTAGTTGCTGAATTTAATCTATTCTGAATTGTATATGCACTTACTCTTGCCATATCTAATACTGGAGATAGTTTAGTATTTGTTGTTGTAAACGTTAAGTTAACGAATAAAGATTTATTACCTGACATTTCATTAGTTTCGTTTACAGAACTTGCAACCATATTAGGTGCATTAAAGTAAATGTTATCACCAGCAATAGTTGGTATTGCTTCAGTTGATGTTGTTAAACTAAACTCTGACTCATTACCATGAATTGATCTTCCAGTTGTAGGTCTAATTGAATATGTTATATTTGTTCCTGGAACTGTTACCGTAGCTAAATTCAAATTTAGTATATCATACGCTCTATTTTGTGTAGCAGTGATAGTAGATCCCCCTATATCTCCTGTCGCTGTTGCTGTTCCTGAAGTAGTAACATCGTAACTATCTAAAGTTACATTAGAAATACTTGTATATGTTCCATTAATATCTGAATGGACAATACCATTGTAAGTTGCTGATGGAACACCTGCAATTGTAACGTTGTTTGCTGTACCATGCATACCGTGACTAGGATGTGAAATTCTAATTACACTAGACGTATCAGTTGTTCTAATTGCATTTGTTGTTAATGTTCTTGTAGGTAAAACGTCATTACATAGAGTAACCGTACCTGTTACGTTTTCAAATTCCGCTCTCTTTATTTTAAACTTAATGTCCTCGTTTTGTTCAGCCGTCCAAGTTGAACCATTTTGTGATTTGAATAGAACACCAGCATAAGGCTGTTGAGAAATTGTTCTATCTGAATTTATTACTTTTTCACCTAATCTACCAACATAACAATTGTAATTGTTGGTCATTGCCATAACAACAAAACAGTATTCTGTATTTTCTTGTAAGTAAACTGGTGAGTCAAAAGTAAATGTTGTAGCCGTTGTTGCGTCTGTACTTATATTTACTGAACTTGGATTTAAAGTTTTTTCACTGAAAGGAACTATTCTCTTTCCAGGATATCCGTTTACTACTTCTCTAATTTGTATTGTTACCGGAATATTAGTATCTTTTGAACTAAAATATAAATCTACTGAAGTTGCAAATACACCACCTACGTCATCAATCATAAATGTTTGTGCTAATGGGTCATGCCAACCTATTGTTGTTTCGGTAATTCTTGTTCTTGTTTGTGTTCCTCTACTAACTGTTTCAACAGTACTTTCTCTAACAGTTTGAGCTTCTCTTGTAGAAATAATTGTTTCTTGTATTGTATCTAAAGCACCTTTAGCAACATAATCAGCCTCTGCTGAAGTTTGAACTGCCGTACTTAAATTGTTTGTAACTGAACTTGTTAATCTGAATACTCTTTGACCTGTTCTCCATCTTGGATTACTATTCACTTTTGGATCAGGTATTGAAAATGTTCCTGTAACCATTCCATTAATATTTGTAACCAAATTGCCACCTAACGAACCACCGTTTGGTGTAATATAACTTGCTATGTCAATGTTATCAAAGAAAGGATAAACTCTTGTTTCAGGTTTCATTCTAGTTGCTATAAATGTTAATGTTCTACTTCTTATAAATGGAACAAAACCAACACTAACAACTCTATCGCCTATTGATGTTCTTATTACTTGTGGTACTATTCTTGATCTTATACCTGTTCTTGTTGCTGATAATTGACCTTGTTCAGTAATTGATGTACGTTGGTTTATTGCTCTACCACGTCTAACTCTTCCTAAATTTTGTCTTGATACTTCTTGTGGTGTTCCTGACCAGAACTCTTGCCAATCATTCCATACAGTACCTATTGCTACACTTGTTAAATTTGTATTACCTAAACCTAGTATTAACGTATCAAAACTACCTGTTCTATTAATTACCAATTCTGGTATTCTTTCAGTTTCTTTCCATTCATCACTTGGTGGAGTTAATTGAACATTACCTGCCCATGAGAATACATCAAATGGGTTTACGTTAACAAATTTACTTGCAAAAGGTTGATCTATTAAAGTTGTTTCACTGTAAGGCAAAGTCATACAATCACCTGTTTTTGCATACTTAGCGTCTGTTCTATCTAAAGCAGTTATTGAAGTACCGTCATCATCAGCTTCTATTAACTGTACGGCATCCTCATGGAACATAGGTCTCATTTCACCTCTTGCCATATCCATAGATATTTTGTAATCTAAATTTCCTACGTCACCAACGCTATGACCTGTAAAGTTATCTACTAAAAATCCATTTTTAAATCTGTCAAAACCTTCGGCGTCTTGTATTTGTAAATTTGCTGCTTGTATTTCTAAAAGAGATAATTGAGTATAATATTCTGTATTTTCAAGTCTGTTTTCTAATCTACCAATGTCTCTCATTGTATATCTCTTATTATCTACTTTAGTAATATCAATAGTGTCTGTAGTTAAAGTGTAAGCAGGTATATCTAAAGTGTATAAATGCATTGCACCATCTAAATTTTTAGGCGATTGTGGTATTAAAGCACTTGCACCTCTAGCTACTTGAAAATTACCATCTTTGTCTACAAAAATTTTATCTATTCTTGATAAGTAATATTCTAAATCTGAAGATATATCAGAACCAAATTTAGCAACATCTACAGTTGAAGCACCAGCACCGTTATAATATCTATCTTGTTCCCCTTTATTAATTGTAGAGTTATCGTCAACTCTAGGTCTAAAATCTAAACAATCTCTTAACTCATAAGTGTCTCCAGTTGTATCCGAAGTATGAGAAGGAATATCTGCATAATCAACAGCACCTGAATAACTATCAACAGTAAATACTTCACCTGAACCATGAGAAAAGTAATCTACATCAACTTTTATAGAACCTGTTGGTTCAACAGCACCTTTTTTTAAGTGTACTCTGCCTTGGTCATAGAAGTTATCTCTTTGACCATTGTCTAAAGTGAATCTATCTGAAATATCTATTTCTCCTGAACCTGTGTAAGTACCAAAAGCAGTTGCCATTTTAACAGAATTTAATTTGTAAATATCACTTCTACCTAATCTCACACCACCTTGTTTAGTAATATCTGCTAAACTAGTAGCACGTTTTGTATAATTTAAAACTAAAGTTTTTGTTTTTTCTTCTACAACTGATCTAACAATAGTAGCTAAAACTTTGATTTTATGTCCTGCATAATTAGCACCAAAATCTAAAATTATTGATTTACCTACTGGCGAACCAGTTAATGAAAATATTACATCACCTTCATGGTTATTTCCAGTTAAACTTAAAAAATCTCCTGTCGTACCTGTGCTACCTGAACCTGTTGACATTATTGAAACAGAAAAATCATATTCACCCATAGAAGGGAATACTTCGTTTGTACCTGCTGAAAGAGTTGCGTCTCCATTTGATCCTAATGTTGCTGTAAAGTGTCTTCTAACTTTAAAGTTTGTATCACTAGCACCAGAGTTAACAGTTGTTTTTAATGTCTTAACATTTTCATAAGGTAATTTGAATATTGAAATATTTTTACCTGAATCTTTAAATGTTGCTCTGTTTCTATTTGCACTTGTTTTAGTTGAAACATCTGAACCACCAACTGCACTAGATATTTCTAAAGAAGTATTTGAAATAATAGCTTCAATAATTCTTGTTAGTGAAGTACCTGCGTCTGTAGTAAATGTGATTGAATCACCTACTCTTAATTCTGTATTAAATTTTGTACCAAAACCTGTAATTGCATTGCCACTGTTTGCAACTGATATTGTACCTGTAATCTGTAAACTTTCTCCGTATGTAGAATCTATAAGAGTATCTGCTGTAAATGCCGGAGTACCAGCCATACCAATTTGTTTTGTAGATGAGAAATCATATGAAGTAACACCTTTAAATCCTCTAGCGTCTGCTTGAATAGTAGCAGTGTTTGATGAAATACCACCTGTTATAGTTTCTCCAGCTGTAAATGTTCCGTTTACACTAGATAAAATAACAACTGATTGATCTGCCGTACCACCACTTGTATATGAAGTAAAACCAGAACCGTTTACATCTAATTCAAAATTTGAACTAGTTGGATTTTTTACTGTATATATGTTACCATTTAATTCTGTCATACCAACAACACCATTGATTGTCACTTGTTGACCATCTTTTAAAGTGTTTGTAGAAGTTATTACAACAGGATTAGCTGCTGTTGCAGCTGTTATTGAATGTTGATTATTTGTTGATATACTTTCAAATGTACCTTTAGCACCTGAAGTACCACCTGTAATTTCTTCTCCATTTGTAAATGCTTGATTTTTTGCAACGTTGATATGAGTAAACATAACAACATCAAATAGATAATGTTTGAAAACTGCACTTGTTAATGACGAACTTGCAAATATATTTGATGTAGCTGTACCTGAAGCATATTCAAATCCTTTAGACTTAGCACGACCTATTATAGGTATATTAGAACCTAATCCTGTATTTTCTGTTCCTCTTTCTGATTTTGCTGTATTATATAAACCAACTTTTTTAAAAGCTTCAACATCACCTGAAACAAATCCAATATCTGGAGAACCATATACGTTATTAACATACACATAGTTTCCTACATCAAATCTAGTATTAGAATTGTTTTGTGTATCAAAATCTCTTGCCTTATCTATATCTGCAAATCTTGTTCCAATAGTACTTATTTCAAAACCTTTAACGTATGCTTTACCTGGTGCTAAACCAGCAGCAATTTTAGTTTCTAATCCACCATCAGCTGAAGTGTAAATACCTCTATTATCTCCTGATAGTAAATGTTCTCTTAAATCTAAATCAAAATCTTTTATTGAATAATCACCTGATTCGTCAAATGTTCGTCTTGCTAATGTTTCTTCTAATATTGCATAATCAGTTGTTCTAACTTGGTTTTGAATAATACCATTTTTTAATCTTAATAACTCTACAAAGTTTGAATCGTCTGTAGCAGTTAAAGATTTTTTAGTTAATGTTAAATCTATTTTAAATCTATGAGCACCTGGAGCATTTGTATTTGAAACTCCTTGAGCATTATCATTTAAAGTTGTATCATCGTTTTGAGTTATAAAACTTTCTGTTATTATTAATCCTACTCTATAAGAAGGAGTGTTTGAATATTTTTCCAGTACTAAATTTTGTTTACTTACTTGAACATGAAATCCATTAATGTAATAAACACCTTCATTAACAGCGGCCATACTACCATCTGCTGTGGTATTAACTACTGCTGAAACTATTGTTGCTGTTGATTGTAAAGTTGTATTTGCTGATATAGTTTCTCCATCTGTAAATGCTGATGAAGTATTATTTGTACCTGAATTTATATATTTAACAAGTAAAGTGTTTGGATCTGATCCATCTGTTGCTACAGTTTTAACAACTCTTGCTTTTAAACCTGAAGAAGCACCTGTTAAAGTTAAACCAACGAAATCTGTTAATACAACACCAACTGAAGCTGAATCTGTAAATGAAGTTAACTTAACAGCACCTACTATTAAGTCATAAGAAATATCGCCAGGTATAACCATAGCGCCTTGTTCAAAGACGTGATCTGATAATCTCTCAATCTGATTTTGTAAAATTGATTGTGATTGTGTTAACTCTCTACCTTGTACAGCAAATGCTGGTCTATAAAGAACTCTATGAAACTTTTTAGTTTCAGTAAAGTCATCGTAGTAAGGCGAAAGATTAAAGTCAGTTGGACTTGGCATTTAATTCTCCCTAAAATTCAATAACTAGTTTGATATTTTCTGTTTGGTCTGTTGCTCTTTGAATCGGAGCTCTATTTTCTACGTATAAAATATCACCAGTATCATGGTCTATTTCAGAAGCAGAATAACCACCTGAAAATACAACGTTATTAATTGTACTTGTAACACTTGTTTCCGGTGTACCTGTTGCTGATGAAGTTTGACCTGTTATAACTTCGGTACTAGAAAATGCTGTTAAATTACCTGATGAGTCTACACCGGCGTCATTGTGTCTTGATTGCATATAATATAAAATTCTATTTGTTGCGTCCCATTCTACAACTTTACCAACAGCACCTGTAGTTGCTTGATTCAATTCTTCATCTACTACAAAAGTACCTGGAGTTGGAGTTGAGTTAATTCTAACTGCTTTAGTACCTCTTAATGTTGAAGCTATAGCGGTTGAACCACCAGCTGCTGGGTCTCTTATTAAAGTAATTTTTCTGAAATCATTACCAGCATGGAAATCTCCAGAGTTTGCTGATTCTGTTCCTTCTAAATTTATATTTAGCATTACAAAAAAACCACCTAATTCTTCTACTGCATTAAATCCATTACCACCATTTGGTGAGATAATAACATCTAATTCAGCACCTGTTAAACCTGTTGCACCAGCGGCTACAATTTCTGTATTTGAAACTGTACCAAAAGTGTAACCTGATCCAACGTTAGTCATAGTTACCGAAGTAATAATACCACCTGCAACTACAACATTAGCTGTTGCACTTGATCCGTCACCTTTAATAGTAACTGAATGTGTACCGTTTGCTCCACCTGAACCACTTGCTTTAATTTTTATACAATCAATTGATCCGTCTATAGCAGCTGCACTAACAGTTGAGTTAGTTGATACTCCCATAAAGTCTGTTGATAAAAAATTTGATTGTTGAGAAGCTGACATAGTGAACATGTATTTCCATTTATATCCGTCAGCAGTTGTTATGACACTTGTTGATGTACCAGATGGCTCAGTAGTTGAAGCTGTTGTACCATCGTTGTCTATGCACTTATAAACATTTCTGTCTGTAGTTAATACATAGAAATTAGCGTCATGTAAAATTGTTGCACCACTATTAGCAGTAATTCTTGTAGATGTACTACCTGTTAAGTATTCGCCATAGTCGTGTCTGTAAATATCGTATGTTGTTCCTGTTGCCCAATTTCTTCTTGGTATAGCAAAAGAAATATCTGAAGTTGTAATTTTCTTAGCTGCTAATAAATCATCGTAGGTATTGAACTCTGCAACAACACTGTCGCCTGGAGTTATTGGAGCTGCGTCTGTTCCTTCGTAATCTGTACGAGAATCAGCTCTTGTTAAAGTACCCCAAGGTTGAGGTCTTCCAAGTCCTAGGTAGTAAATGTTTGGCGAAGCTTCCGTGAAAGATTCGTGAAACTGTTCACTATTATTAATTCTGAATTTTGTTGTTATAATCGCTGGCATAATTGTTATTCCTATTTATAATACTTTCTATGATGTTGTTCCAATAATTGTTTTTTGTGTAACGCCACTAGAATTTTTTACTAGTAGAGTTGACGCATTAGATAAGTTAGCCATAGTGATAGAACCACCAGTTATACTAACTGCATTGGCATTTTGACCAGCCATAGTACCTATTGTACCTAAAGCAAAATTGACAAATTGACTACCATTCCATTGCAAAATATCGCCACTTGCAATACTTGTCAAAACAACATCGTTCATTTCAGTTAATTCATCATTTGCTGTAATATTTGAATCAACGTATTGTTTTGTTGCAATACCTAAATTTTTTGTTGGGTTACCGAATACTACTACCTCGCCTGTACTATCTCCTTCTAACCAAGTTGTAGTTGTCGTACCATCCCAACCTTGAATTATCATTGCTCTAGTTTCACTGGCAGTATTACCAGAAGCATTTCCTATAATGACATTACCTGATCCAGTTTCTATAGTTTGACCTGCACCATGACCTATAAAAGTGTTGAGTTGTCCTGTATTTATTCTTAAACCTGCGTCTGAACCTATAACAGTATTTTTTTCTCCTGTTGCGTCTTTACCTGCTGAGTGACCTACAGCTGTACTTTTTCCTGAAGATGTGACTGATTCTAAAGCTGCAAACCCCACGGCAACGTTATCGTCTCCTGAAGTAATTGCTCTTAAAGATGTTTTACCAACAGCAACGTTTTCTTGAGCTGCACTCAAAGTACCTGTCACCGAGTGACCGATCATTAAAGAGTTTGAGAAGTTTGCTCCTTCTTGTTTACCTGTAATAATACCAGTACTTAAATTTGTACCGTCTCCTATAGTACTATAGATTTCGTTAAAGTTATCGTTGATTAAATCTCCACCTGCTCTAATAGTAGAACCTGTACCGTCATTTGGAGCTGAACCGATTGATATTGTTTGTTTTGCCATTTCTATCTCTATTTATATCCTATATTTATACGTTTGCTTGGTCAAATTCATTATTAGTGCTATCAAATTTTATAGTATTTCCACTAAATGATTCTTCGCCTGGGAATGTAATATCTGCTGGAAAAGTGAAGTTGGTCTTTAACATAAAACCATTATCATCTTCATTTACATTAGTACCACTTATCATATTAAGTAGAGCTGTTGTACCATCTAAACTTGATCTAGTACCAATAACCTTTAATTCGTTTAATCTATCAAAAGTAATACCAGTTGTACCATTAATACCAGTTGATCTATTACCTGTAACACCGTATGCTGTATTAGCCCACTTGTTTATTGAAGAAAATCTAGGACCACAATATGCAAATCCTTGATTTATAGTTTTGTTCGTTCCAACTTTTCTTCTTAATCTTAAATTTAATTTAACACCTATAGGCGCTCTTGTTAAAGTCACAGCTCTAGTTGTAGAAGGAAAATATGGATTTATTACTTCTGTAGAAGCAGTCCATGGATCTTCTCTTAAACTTGTTCCATCATCTATTGTTCCTAATCTTCTACCAAATACAGTAGAAAATATTAATTTCATCATTGAAATTATTGGTTCGCCAATTGTACCAGTGTTAAGAGCTTCTGCTATGCTAACTTGCATATTAATTCTACTCTCTAAATCAACTTGACCTGTAAAATAAAAACCTGCTGTATGCATTGTTTTTTTAAATGCGTCTCTCCATAAATTAATTGAGTTACCTACTTTTAATACATAAGAATAATCTTGATAGTATAAACTATCTTGTACTTTCATAGTATTTTCTGAAAGGAATCCTTTTTCATTTAAGAAAGTACCATCTGTATCTACTACAGCAGCAACATCTACATTTATTGTAGTTAAATCTAAATATTTTAAAGTACCATCACCTCCTCCAGTTGATACTGTTTCATTTAATTGAAAAGTACCTGATACATTTTTTAATTTTAATATATTTCTATCTGAATCCCAATCTGTTATTAATCCTGTTGCACCTGAAGAAGCACCTGTTAAAGTTAATCCGGTTCCAAAACTTCCTGTAACACCTATCAAAAATAAATTATTTACAAAAGATAATGTTGGAGGTGTAGGAGAATTTTGATATTTAATACCTAAATTTGTTGTTGTTATTCCTAAAACTTTTCCTACTTCTGTACCATAAGATAATAAGTTTGCATTTGCACCAGCTGAAGATGTTACCGTAACTGTTGGTAAAGTTTTATATCCGTCACCACCATTATATAAGTAAACGTCTGTAATATCTCCTGTACCTGTATCTGATTCAAAAACAATTTTATCTCCTGTAAGATGATCTCCTGAAGTTGTCTGATCTTCTAATACTACATGATCTGTATCTTCATGTGCTACAGCACCATTAACAACAGTAACTACACCTTTAGCACCTGATCCAAATGTTCCTGTATTTACAAAACTTAATTCATCTCCAATTTCATAACCAGAACCCCCGGCGTCAACAATAACTTCCGTTAATTTACCAGAACCAACATCACTAACTTGAAAAGCAGCTTGTTCTCCACCACCTGTGACTGTTATAATATCGTCTGTAGTATATAAATTACCGTCATTAGTAATTGTTTTTGTTCCTGGTATTCCTGAAATATTTGCTAAAATATAATAATCGTCTGTATCAGTTGCTGTACCTTGTATTTCTTCATCTACTTGAAAAGTACCTATGATAGTATCTTTGTTTATAGTAACTTCAGAAACTTCACTAGCACCAATATGAAATTTAGTAACATGTTCTATTATTGCTGTTGCTTTAGAAGTATTACCTGTAATTTTTCTTCCAACTAAAGATGAAGTATTACCTTGTGTAGCTATTACTCTTAAAACTGTTTTAGTATCCCATTTACCGTCAGATACTTTCATCAAGTTTTCTCTAGGATAAAATGTTTCAGAGCTATCGTTAAATAATATTCTAAAAAATAATTCGTGACCTTTTTGTGTGCCTTTTAGTTTATATAACGATTTAATATTTTTTATTAAATTTCTTTTGTTTAATCCTGAAGCTAAATTTTCTGGTATAGTTTGAAAGAACTCGTCCCTAAAACTATCTAAAAAATTTGAAATAACTTTATCAGGATCCCTAAAGTTTGTTAATTGTTGAATTGTATTAACTGGATTAGGTCTATATAAATTAACAACAGCTGACGCATTAGAAATTGTACCAACAACTATTTCACCAATTATAAATTTATCTTGTGATGATATGAATAATCTATTATTATCTAAATCTTCCGTTAATACTGTAGCTGTTGCTTTAGAAGTTTGTCCTGTTATAGTTTCTTTAAATGTAAATTTACCATATGTACTATCTTCTAATATAATTTTATCATCTAAATCTAATTGTGTATGTTCAGCACCAAGTGATCCACCATCTAATACTAAATTGTTAGCAACGCCTGTTTGATTTTCTAAAGTTATTCCGTCTGTAGTTTGAATAGAAGTTACCTGTAATTCGGCAGCCTCCATAAATTGAAAATAAGTTTTTAAGAACTCTACAAATTTTGGGTGATCGTCAACTACGAAATCCGGTAGTTGAGTCGGTATTAAGTTGGAAATTTTATTATCAAATTTCGCCATTGTTTATTAATGACTTGTTGTAGTTGTATAGCCTACGCCAGCTTCAGATGAACCACCTACAAAAGTATCTTCCTCTACAGTTATGTTTGAATTTGAAACATCTATCTCTACAACTTGGTTTCTAACTGGAACTATATCATTTGATTTTGGCGTAGCTGTTAATTCAATAACATTAGAAACAACACCTCTAATATTTGATATTGAAGCTACGTTTAATGAATTTAAAGTTACCTGACCTGTTTCATAATTAATAGTACCTTGTGTTGAGTTAGCATATGTTTTAACACCACTTACTAGATAATATCTTCTAACATTACCTTTACTATCATCATCTAAAAACATTTCATTATTACTACCTGAAACTTTAAATCCTGTTGATGTTAAAACTGATGGATGACTATCATGTGGATCCCATATTGAATTTCTAAAATATATATCATATTTTGTTGAAGACGATATAGTTGGTGTAAAATTTTTTCTCATTTTAATAGTTGTTATATTTGATAAAATACTTGTATCAACATCATCTATTAAACCTGTTAATTTAGAAAATCTGAATACACCATCAAATTTTTGTAAAGTAGAACTATTATAATTTGTAATAGCTGTAATTATTTCTGATTTTAATGTATCATCGGATTTACTAGTACCTTTTTTATCGTACTTAGCAGTAGTAGTTAATAAAATTGATGTTATTTCTGGATCAATAATTTCTGGTCTAACAGCCGCTACATTATAAGGTATTAAATCTTTTACAATAGAAGCTTTTGTTGCCTCGGTTAAAGTTGAGCCTGAAGCTGCTTTTATAGAAATTTTTACTACACCATAAACTGGTGTTTCATCATCTTCTCCACCCCATGCACTAACTGATAATGCATTAGGATAAATTGATCTTACTATTGTTTCGTAATCTGTTGCTGTGACAGCTCTATCTTGTGCTGTATATTGTAGAGGTGCATTAAATCTAATAGACTCTTTTTCTTCTTCGTCTGATCCGCCTTGAGCATTTGATTTAGTAGTTATAGTTACATTTGAAAATGCTCCAATACTGGAACCTAATTCAAATTTACTAGCGCCATTAGCTTCTTCTTGATTTGTAACAATATATTCTAAAATAACTATGTTACCATCTTCTAATTTATTTCCTATAACACCATCACCAAAGTAAACTTCAAATTTACCTGTATCTGTTTCTTGTAAGAAGTAAATTTTAGATGTATTATTTAAATTTCTTAAACCTGTAGCTAATGTGTAAGTATTTAATGTTGAATCTGATACAGAGTTTTGAATTGTTACTTTTAAAGTAGAAGTATCAGCGTCTATATTTCTTATCATAAATCTTTGATCTGAATCAGAGCTATCAACTGTATATTTGAAAGTAACTAAAGTACCTTCGTATAATTTAACATTTGAAAACTTATAAACACCGTTTAAAGGTGTGATTGTAATATCTTCGTTAGTAAGAAAGTTATATCCTGTTCCATCTACTGTAGTTGTAAACGTTGTTCCTTTATTCATTAATATACTTGAGCCTGAAGCTTTGTTAACTAAAATATCAAATTCAGCCATTGGCGCTCTAACAGATGATGGAGTATAACCGATTGCTTTTGCTAATGATACTATATTTTTTCTTATGTCAGCAGAATCTAAATAAGATTCATTTACAAACATATTGGCATTGAAACCAAGATAGTGTGTATTGTAAGCTAACGTATCTAAAAGAACGGCAAAGCCTGATCCTTCAAAATTATAGTCTGAAAATTCTGGTTGATTTTGTAAAAATGTTTTTAAGTTTGCTTTGACGTTATCAAAATCAAAATCTGATACTACGAGTTTATTACTTGCCATTATCTTAATCTTTCTAAAAATGTTTCTATTGTTACCGGCTCTGTTGTACCTATAACATAAAACATTATTGTTAAGTGATAACTATTTCTATCAAGGTCTGGTCTAGCTAAAATTTGTACTAATTTAATTCTAGGCTCAAAATTATCAAGAACTTCATTAACCTTTCTTTGTAAATTAAGCGCTGTAAGAGGTGTCATTGGTTCAAATAACATACTTCTAACATCACTGCCAATTTCTGGATGAAAAGGTCTCTCAAAGTGAGAAGTTTGTATTAAATTTCTAACACTTCGTTTAACAGCCTCTACATCGGTCAATTTGTTTACATCATTAGTAACAGGATTACGACCAAAATTCAAATCCAAGTCTTTATAGATTCTATTTGCTCTTTTGCTATTGTTTGTATTGCTACTATCAAAGTTTGGCATGCTTATATTTATACGACAATTGGTAATTAACCGCTAAAAACATTTGATGATCCTGCAGTCATAGCTCCTGCGTCTGTACTATCGCCAATTCTTGCTACTGCTAAGCTATGTACTCTAACCGTTGAAGAGCCAACGTTAACAACTTTAACATGAGGAGCGCAAGGAGGTAGTGGAGGCGCTGGGTGAGATACAGTTGGATCGGTAACTCTAGCTATTAGTATACTATTTGCTCTACAAGTACCTTGTCCTGGTGTATCAAGTATAGTTGTACCTACACAAACATGTCCTGTACTTAAAGCGTCGCCTTTTCTACTAACTGCTGGCATTATCTTCCTATTTTGTCTTTTCTACCTAATGGTAATATTTGCCATTTGGTCATTTCCAGACCTTTTTTACTTACCCATTCAATGTATACCATTTTTTGTTTAACTTGATTTTGAAAAGATTTAACTGCTTTCTTAAATGAAGTTGATTCTATTATTTTTTCGCCTTTTTCATCATCTATAAATTTAAATTCTCGCATTTTACTCATCATTTTCCTCTATTTCTATATTTTCTTCAATTCTATTATATTGACAAACGACAATTTCGTAAATTCTGCCATTTTCGTCTATTTCCGTTCTTTTTAGAACATCTTCGTGAGATTTATTTCCACAATTCATACAATAAATCATAATATTATTTAGGTTTAAAAATTACAGCGAATATGAGCATAAAGATCATTTCCGGATAAATTTTTTGCATATTTTTTTACTGATTCTGTATCAAAATCAAAAAATCTGCAATTTTCAACATTTTTTGAGCAAGAAACTAGAACAAAAAGCGAACAGACTAAAAAAAGCGCCATTTTACGTATATTTTTTGTATTTTTGAGCATTTTTTTGTTGACTTTTCTATATTTATCTGGTATAGTGGACCAATAAATGAAAATAATAAAGGAAAACACTATGAATACTTTTTTTAGTATTACAACTATACTTTCTGCTATAATGGCAGTTGGTTTCATTGAAGATTGTGGTGGTCATTGTTTAGGAAACGATAACTGGCCAATGTTCTTTGTAATGTTTGGAATTATGTTAATTTCAGGCATATTAACATTATACACTATGGAGGGAAATAATGACAATTGTTAATTTAAAAGCAACTTCTTTAGATGAAGGAGTTAAAAATATGATGAATGGTGCCAAGGCAGATTATGTTTCTTGGACTACCGACAAAAATGGTAACGTTTCTGACTACTCAAAAGAAGAAATCGCAAATTGGGATAATAAAACAACAGTAAAAAAAGGTCAAAAGTACATTAAGATCGTACATGACAGAGGTGTTTTTGCATTTATCGTAATAAATGATTTTAAACACTTTAAAAAAGGCGATATATTAAAAGCGGCTGGTTATAATGCACCTGCTTTAAATTCTCCTAGAGGAAATGTACTAAATGGCAATTACCATATCAAATGGACTGGTCCTTTGTATATGGATTCACAAAGAAGATTAAGAGGATAATATGAATAGACGTGATAGAGTTTTTAGAAATATAGTAAACCCATTATTACTTAAACATATGTTAGACCCATTTAAATATCAAGGGTCTTGTATAGCTGCTGGTATACCAATTAAGTATTTAAAATACTTTAAAGAAATTACTAGAGCTAAAAACGCCAAGAAAGTTAGATATAGATATAGAGGTTGTTCAAAACCAAATTACAAAAGACCTCAATCTTTTTGTCATATTTTTGGTGCTGATACATTTAGTTTATATTATAGAAATCCAAACAATAACTATTTTAGATATAATTAACTATCTATAATACGTTTTCTTAAATCAGTGGTGGAGAACCTATGTTCTCTTTTATTGTAAACAATCTTTATGTGTTTCTTAACACATATCTCTTTACCAGTAAAATTCTTACCTTGATATTCTTCACCTATAATTCTAACTGATATATTATACATTTGGAATATATCTTCTAAATCTTTTTCTGTTTCGTATGGTATAACTTCATCTACATATTTTATAGCATTAAGTTGTATACTTCTCTCTACCAATGTTTGTATTGGTTTTTTCTTTTCTTTTGGTCTATCTATAGTTGGATCAGTTTGTAATCCAACAATCAAGTAATCACATTCTTCCTTTGAGTCTTTCAACATCTGTACATGACCAGCATGTAACAAATCAAAAGCACTACACGTAAATCCTACTTTCATATTTTATCCTTTTCTTGCACTCTTTGACTATTAAATCCGTACAACTTTATATAGTTTGCAAGCCATTCATGTCCTTTTTTATTTGGGTGTGTATTAGCTTTACTAATAACATAATCATAATTAACTAAATCTTTTGGAGCTATTTTATATAATGTTCTTCCATCGTCCTCCACATTTAATAACTTCATATCTGTATCTTTGTCGTGTACTCTTTCCTCGGATAAGGAGTTCTTCTGCCGTTCTTCATAAGTACTATTAGCAGGATTAAAGGTAGAATTAGGTTTATTATTGGCTAATTTATTTTCCACTCCCCAATTTTTATATATTTGTACATCACCAAGAACAAAACCACCACATTCGTCAATGATAGGCCAACCAATAAAGTTTTTCATTTTATGGAAGTATGGTGATGTTTTAATTACATCACAACAACTATTATATATCTTTCTAAATGGTATACCATTATTTTTATATTCTACTTCATATAGATGATCTACAAATAAAGAAATCATTTGAAAATGTCTATATGGTATTCTATTATTTTCCATTAATGTTTGAAAGGCATACATGTATCTTAATGAATCTAATATCCAAAAATGTACATGACCGTATAAATTAGGTTTACTATCATCCCAATTTAAAGAAATTTTTTGCCAATTTGCTCTTTGACTTTTTGACCAGGCTGCAATACATAAACCAATTTCTTTTGGATCATGTGACGCCACGTAATCTTGTATTGTTGAGAATATTCCTTGTTGACCAAAACCACACTTTGCTAAACAAACTAATTCCATATCTAATTTTTTTGCTAGTAGTTGTGCCCAATTAGGAAAATTCTTTATAGTAATTATATCACCATCATACCTTTGCCCTGGTACAACACCT